AAAAAGAGGCAGCGCAGTTACTGCCTCATTATAAGTCATTCACCTCAATTTCTGAAATACCTGTATAAAGATAGTGCTTGTCGCTGCCGTTGCATTCTCATGCGGTATGCCAGCCTCACTTATCTTATTGTAAATGTCAATGTATGCCTGTGAGTAAATAGCAGACATTTCAAAGACTAATGCTGCTAAGTCTGGCTTTTCGCTTTGCTGATCAATTACTGCTACTCCAGTCGGTGCTGGCATTTTTTGCGGCTCATCCTCTACTACCTTGTATTTGCCTTTGTCATCTATTAGCTGTATGTTTTGCCCAGACTTGTACCTTTCTATCACATCGCCAGGCTTTCCGTAAACTCGCACTTGGCTCTGATCATCCAGAGTTACGAGGATGTTTATTGAAGGACCATATTGTCCTTCTCTTGGCGCACCTGCACCGTATTTTACAATGCCTTTAACGATTTTCATAATCTTCTTTTTTGCAGTCTAAAATCTCTTGTTCATATCTATCCCACACATCGGTGAGCTGCTCCGCTATCCAAGGCACATCCAGTGCTTCTGTCATGATTTCGTTAAATAAAACTTGCTGGGCATCGTCAAGTAATTCATAACGAAAGATTTTGTTAATGGCTTTGTCAACATCTTCTTCTGTTGTTCCTTTAATGTGATAGTCATCCATGAGGTAGGATGCAAATCTTTTACTAATGTCGTTCATGTTTGTTTTTTAAAAGGTGAACAATTTATTTTGTTTCGTAAATATACAAAGTATATAATTAATATACACAATTATAATATAATTATTTTCATTTTTTTATCACTTTCCTCCACACTGCCAACTTCTGCGCAATCACTACAGCCCTCTTCATGTTGCCCTGTTCTAATTTCTTTGCATGGCTGCGGATGGTCATAAGGTCTAATGACTCTGGTGGCTCTTTGAGTGCGATGGCCTGGGCTTCTTCCCACAATGCTCTTTTCTCTCCTTCCTCGTAAGTTATCATGTCAAACTTTAGGCACATATCATACCAGTAGAGAGGCACATCTTCAAAGGTCTTTCCGGTAAACTCTTTTATCATGGTTGGAAATTCTGCGTACAACTTTTCTCTTTCCAATCTTCCGCGTTCCTCCATCTGCACCTGGTGTCGGAGTGCTGCTACTTCGTTGTCATGGCTTGCTATTATTTTTCTACGATAAGTCATATAGCCATTAAGTATTTTGCCAATGGTGTGCATATTTGCCTTTCCATAAAATTTAACATCTTCATCCAGTTCCAGGCTTTCAGCGGAGAAGAGGCGAAAAGCTATTTCGATCTCATTGGCTGCTATCTGCCCAAATGTTTTTACAATCTCCTTGGCTATATTGGCATAAAAGGCAAGGTCTCCATCTATTCCGTACATTGGAAAAACGGAGCTGATAACATTCAATGTTTGCTTGTAGGCGTCCTTTTGCTCCATGTTGGCAATGCGATTAGATCTGGCAGAGATAATTGCCTGCTCATCGGAGTTGCGCGGTTGGTACTGTGTTAAATTACTCATTAGTAAATTGTTTTAGTTTGTGATAGGTTCTCTGGTACTCTATATACTTCTGCCTTTCCTCAACGGTCATGGCTCTGTATTTGGCGCGGAGGCGGAGGTTCTCGCGTTCGCGAATCTTCTTGTAAGTATATTCGTTCATGGTAGCGCGGTACTTCTTCATGTACTCACGCATATAGGCATTGCGGTCTTGTTTACATTGCATACAGTCCAATATTTTTTATTTCAATTTCAACTTCATCCCAATATTCGTGTGCTTTGTATTTTTTTTCATCCCACTTCTCTTGCTGCATTTGCATTGCAAAAAACAGAGCGCATTGTTCAGCAAGTATGGAAACAAGGATTTCATTGCCTAATTCACCTCCAACATTCTGGATAATGATATAGTAGTGGTCAAAGAGCTCCTTGGCTTTGTCTTTGGGTGTTTGTTTCATTGTTTTAAGTTTTTAATATAATAATTATTCCATATAATCATCATATATAGTAATAGTTGGTGTTTTATTTATAGAATCTCCATTATCAATAATTAGATTTCCATATTTATCAATTAGTTTATGCAAATCTTCTAAGGTATTTATATCAATAATGTATAACAATTTATCTTCTATTTGCCTTATTATATTGCCATCTAAAGTTGTAGTGTGATTTCTTCCTTTTGAACGCCATAAACCTAACCTTTGACTATAATGTTCGTCAAAATATTCCTCAGTACAAGAACGTTCTTGCCAATTTTCAAAAGGTCTTAAAACGGCTTCTTCGCATGGACGTTTGTTTCTAAAATCACTTGCTCTATTAATTATGTATATCATTTTTTTTTGTTTTAAAATTATGCTTCAAATTCATTTACGAGCCTCTCAATTTCCTCCTGCCTCCGCTTCTCCTGTGCGGCAGGGTTGGAATACATAAATTTAGTATAGATGTTATTTGCCTGTGAGTAAATATTGCTAATAGTAAAGTTTGCTTTTAACCACTTATCACTTATTTGCCATGCAGCCGTGGTAAACATTGTTACCATGTCATCTGGTGCCTGCTCACTGACAGATACCTTCTTTAGCCATGTTACTAACTTTTTGCAGTTTGCACCATCCTTAGCTGTCATGATATAATTATTCTTGTCAGAAGGATAGGTAACACCGGCAAGCCGTTCATAGGTGGAGGCGAAGGCGGTAAAGCAGAGATAAGTTTCCGAGGGTTCGCGGTCGGCTACCTTTTCTTTTTTCGCAAAATTTTCTTTTGGGTCAGAGTCAGTGTTCAGAGAATCATGGTAAGCCTGGCGAGAGAAAGGATTTTTAATTTTTGTTTTGGGAGGTGTGAAAGGCATTTCACAACCTATATCATTTGTATTAATACTTGTTTTATTCTCTGTATTATTATGTTCACGTTTTCGTGTAGTCTGCTTTCCCGTTTTCGTTAAATCAGGTTTCACGTTTTCGTTAAAGCTGCTTTCACTTTTGCTTATTCTTAATCCTCTATTTCTACCATCAAAAAACACTTGAATAATAAATTTGCGCTTCTTTAAGTCACTTATAATATTAGCTACCCTACCTTCTGATAATTGTACAAATGATGCTAAATATTCATTAGATGCAAAACATCCTCTTTCGGAGTTGTCCAAGGAGTCAATTTCAACTAACAATACTTTCTCTATTATAGATAGGTCTGTATTGAGCCATATTTCTTTAGGTATCCATACACCTTTAAAGTCTCTATTTTCTTTCATAGTTCTAATTTAGCTTGTTTACCATAATTATTATTAAAAACAATAGCTTGTATAGCGTATTCATCCATTATGTTTATTGGAATCAACATTGTTTTAATTGTAGGAAGAGTTTGAACTACTCTGTAAGTACCACTTTTTAACATCCTTCTCAGTACAATTTTATCAACTATCCAACACATATCATAATTACCAATTACATAATAAATAGTGTTATCCTCTCGTAATATTCCCGATGGAATCCATTTGTCATTACTTTCATTTGTCTTTTCGTAAACTTCAATAGCTACATTATTTGTAGCCTCACAATAGCCATGAGTACAATCACCTGTTGACCTTGCATCGTACTTTATTTCATAGCCTTGCAAACTTTCTCCTTGTTCAAATTGATATTTTTTACTACTATACGGCTGTATAATAATGCCATAATCTCTAAGTAGTTGTCTTATTATAAAGTCTTGAAATTCTAATCCAATTTCAAAAGAATCTTTGTGTTTATTATTTCCTTCGTACATATTAATTATTACTTTGATTACCAAATACGTCCCATCCTTCAGGTGTTTCCCTTGCAAATAATTCTATTTTATTGCCGTATGTGTAAATAGTTTCTATAATTTCTCTAAATACATTAGGCTTCTTTGAATGCTCTGTTCTTTCTTCGCTAACTACGCTATCAAATAATCTTTTTACATCTGGAGTACACGCTCCTTTAGTGCATACTAATAATATTTCATGGCGTACACTGTTATAATGTCCCATGTTATGCTTAATCTTATCCCAAATAAATGTAGTTTTATATGTAAACCCCCATGCTTTAGCTACTTCCAATGCCTCTGGTAAATGTGGAGATGTACTCCATAAAAATAAAACTGCATCCTTTTCGGTAATATCTTTAATAGGCATTGCACATATATCTTCTGTGTTCATTAGTAAATAATAATCCTGTGGCTCTGTAACATACTCTGGCATAGCATTGCCATACTTCCAAGGAGGATCGGCATAAATGATTCTGTATTTTTTATCTTTTATTTCTACATCTTGCTTTTCAAAAGTTTCTCGTATTTCCTTTCTTTTTAACTCTACCTCCTCCTTCTTTATTTCTTTGTATGCTTCATTGATTGACATTGTTCCAGTGTTCAATTTTTCCTTTACCTCTGGAGTGGCATTGGCTTGTATCTTTTTAACTTTGGCGATTGTATCGTGTGAAACATTGGCAATTTTGGCTAAATCCTTTTTAGTATCAGGTTTGTCAGATATCTGACTTATCTCACCTGTTTTCCTAAATTCAGATATTTTTTCAGCTTTTATTTCTTTTGCCTTTACCTTAAATACATCTTCAAGTTCCAAGGCTAAAACACTTCTCCAATAATTAGATAAATTTCTTCGTCCAAATTGATTGTAAATCATCCACACCTTAACTAAAAAAATATTATCAAACTCCTTTTCAAGTGTTTCATAATTTATGTCATGTTCCTGGGCAATCCTGTAACGGTTGTGCCCGTCGATTAAAATGCCATTCCATGTAATTAATGGCTCTCGTATTCCTTCTTCAAGAATGTTGCGTTCCAGCTGCTTAAATTCCTCGTTTGATAATGGAGGAATAAGGCTTTCAAGCTCCTGTAATATTTTCATGTTATTCTATTTTTTCTATACCATAAGGACTTAATCCCAAATCAATTCTTTTAAATAAATCGTCACCAATATTTTCTTGATACATTATATCAATTACACTACCATTACATTTAGGATAATCTCTACACATAATCCAAATATGACCTTTAACAGATCTATTTACCTGTAAATCTTTTATTTTGTAGTCTTTATCACAATGAATACATAAGCATCTATCCTTTTGCTTTGGAATAGGGTAAAACGGAAAGTTTTCTCTAAATAATTTAGTCCTTTCTTTTCCTTGATAAGTTATGTGCTTTTTTGGCATAAGTAGAAAAAAAATGCCCCAATAGGTAGACATCTATCGGGGCAAGGGTTAGAACATTATTGTGTTGTTCCAATTCCTTTGAGACGTTGTCTACTCCGTTCCAAAGGATAATACAAAGATAATACTTTTCTAATTCTTTTCGACTATTTGTTTCACCTCATTCCTATCCTCTATAAATCCACTGCCATGACTTCCTCCCACTATTTTTAGGTACTGGTTCTCCACGCTTGCAGAGTTAATAATAACTTGTGCAACATCTGCCACAACCTTGGCTTTGGCAATGTCGTAGGTGCTGTCGGGATCGGTCAGTTCTTCAAGAACGGAGAATAGGTGGTTGCGGAGGTCGCTAATTTTGTTTTTCATTTTGCTAATCTTTTAATTAAGTCGTTAAAATTATCTTGGCTTGTTCTGCCATTTCTGCGTTTGTCATCGCCAAACATTTCTAATTTGTACTGCAAATCATGTAGTTTATTGAACACTCCTAATTCTTTATAATGAGGATTTTCTACTACTTTGTACTTATACTCCTCCATTGCTTCCGCTAATATTCGAGCTTCGTCTTTTGTTAGTCTCATTTGCTATTCTTTTAATTTGGTTTACTAATTGCTGCACTTCCCTCAACTCTGGAGGCACACGGCTTGTCCATCGGTTAAGCACTGCCAGCTCTCCCCGTGACATAAGGCAGAGGTTTTCAAGGTTATTATTGTCTATCTTGCCATCCATACGGAAAACAACGTAGCCTTTGGGCACTGGGCCGTGTACTTGTTCCCAGGTGTGCTTTGCAAGGGAGAGCCATCTGCCGTGGTCAACTTTAATCTCAATATATTGCCCTAAATTTCTTAATGTACCAATAGGCTTGTAATTGTAAGGAATGTTACCTTTAACATAACTTGATTGCACTAACCTTGCACGGTGTTCTGGGGATAGATGTTTGCCTTTGTTCCAAGGGGTAAAGCCTTTTTTAAAGCAGGTGCTTCTAAAGGGTGATTTTATTCTACCTATTCCAGATACACGACGCATATTTAAAGATAAAAATCCTTTACACTTCTTAATACCAAGTTTACTGGCTGCTACTCCGATAGACACAGATGTTCTGCCCATCATTAAGGATAAATCTTCATTGTGTATAAATGGGTAATAGGTTTTTAAAAACTCTATTTCCATATCTTTATAACGAATCTTTACACTTTTTTGAATATCATTCCCCATGATGTAACAGATTTTTCATCGCAATGAAATTTAAAATTATGTTGCTCAAACATCTCTATCCATTCATCTTTACTTTTAAGGTTAATGTGTCCCCATTCGGCATCCCACTCTGGTGTAGTTCGATTTGGGGTAGATGTAAAATAGAAATACTTTGTACAGGCTTTGCTAAGTTGTGGAAGGATTAGTTTTAAATCTTGGTCAAATATATGCTCAAATACTTCAGTAGAATAAATTGCATCATATTTGCCTTTTATCTTAAACTTACCTTTTGGTAATAAATACCTGTCCGGATCAACTCCTTTACTAATGGCAAATTCTCTTTCATAGATATTAATGTCATAACCCATATAGTCATACAAGTTATTATTTATACAGGCAGACAAGAAAAAGCCAAGTCCAGAACCAAACTCAAATACACTTTTACAGCCCATCGTTTTAAGGCATTGCACACCGTTGCCGTGTAAGTTAACAAGGCTTTGGTAGTTCGTAGTGGTAAAGCCAAGTTCAACGGATTTTTCAAAGAAGAATTTATCGTCTATCATTTTTAAAATTCTAAGTTAGGAAAACTTGTTTTAACTGTCCAGTATTCAGTTGATAAATTAGATCTGACTTTCCATAAATTACTTGTATGGTAGCCAGACTTATAAAAGCATTTGCAGATGTTATCAACTATCTCCTTTGGCTTCATTCCTCTGTTGTATTTTCTATAAATATATTTCTTACAACCTTTGTACCTTGGAAGATTCATAACGCTTGCCCAACCATCTATCATCGACTGGTAATCATTGTACGCTTGAAAGTCACATGGTACTTTCTTTCCTCCTCTGTAGCAGTCATCCATTGCTTTTATCTTACTTCCTTTACCGGTGTACTTTATTCCTCCCGGATTAAGTGCCTTTAACATTAGCTTACTTTCCAATCCATTACTGGTTGCCTCAATAACAAAAAAGGCATAGATAACAGATATAGGCAGATTAGTCTTCTTGTGCATAGAGTAAAAGAAATCATCATACATAAATCCTAAATAAATGCGTCTTAATTCTACTAATGACTTTCCTTTTAATCTTTGAAATCCTACTGCATCCATGTAGTCGTACAGCTCATCTTTTTCCATGCTCTTAATGGTATTGCCAGGAAGATTCTTAACATCAATGATAGCAGTATTCTCCTGCGGATATTCCTTTGCTGGATTAGGCGCAGAGTATTGCGCTTTGTAACTACCTCCTGCAAAACTGCTAATGTACATGGAAAGGCATAAGGCAATGCCGAGGAGGATAAGTTTAAAGATGTTGCGTCTGCGAGTGATGGGAGAGTAAACTTCCCATTCAAATTGATTGTTTTTCATACTAATTGGTTTATAAATGTTGTTTAAAATGGCAAATCTTCGCCAAGGTCTAATTTACCTACTGGCGGTGTAGCGTTGTTCGGTGTAGCTTCTGCGGTAGGCTTACCTCCAAATTCTAAAGATGTGATTCTGCAGTTTATCATACCAACAGGCTCACCATTTTTCATAAAGGCATTAACAGTGCCAGATCCTTCTGCCACAATGTAAGTGCCCTTTGTAACAAATGGAGCAAGTTTGATACTTCTTTCTCCCCATAAAGAGCAATTAACCCAAATAGTTTTTTCTCCAGCATTTGCACCATACACTTTTTCGGTGTGAGCAATACTAAAAGAGCATACAGTTGTATCTCCTACTGTCTTTAATTCTGCGTCTTGTCCAACGCGTCCAGAAACGATTAATTTTATCATAATTATTTTTTATTTGCAAATATATATAAAATTGTATAACTTTGCATAAATAATATAAAAAAATGGATGTACTAACGAAAAAAAAGAAAAGCGTGTTATTAGATGAGGTTACACATCGTAATCTTATTATTACACAAATTAAACT